ATGATACTAACAAAATATAGAATGTTTATAGAAAATGGTTATATTGAAACTTTGGATATTGAAGAAGCAAAGTTGCACGGAAACTATACTATAATTGAAGAAGAAATAGAAGAAGAAGTAATAAATGAAATGAATTTTTAAATGCTATGAAACTATATCTTTTTACTTTTTTTAAAACTATGTTAATTTGTTTGCTTACTTTTGTAACACCGATTAAAGGACTTTTAATTTTAACAGGTTTAGCGGTTTTATTTGATACTTTATTCGCTATTTATATTAGTATTAAATTAAATGGCTGGAGTAGTTTTAGAAGTACTAAGCTATTTAATATTGTAGTTAAAACTTTCTTTTATTTTGGCTCAATTATTTTAGGATTTTTTATTGATAAACATATAATTGAAAATAATACTTTATTTGGAGTGCCATTATTGATATCAAAAGTAGTTACTGTCTTTTGGTTGTATATTGAAGTAAAAAGTATAGATGAAACTTCGCAAAAGTTAGGTAATAAATCATTTTATTTTATTATAAAATCAATAATTGCAAAAGCAAAGGATTTAAAAAAAGATATTAATGAATTTAAAGAATAGATTATGAAATTAGACGAAAACGGATATCAGTTAATTTGTGAGTTTGAGGGTTTAATGCTTAAACCTTATTTGTGCAGTGCAAAAATTCCAACTATTGGCTATGGTAATACTTACTATCCAAATGGAGTTCGTGTTACATTACTTGACAAAGCAATAACTAAAGAATATGCTTTTGAAATATTCAAAGAGATAGCTGATAAGTTTGCCAAAAGAGTTTCATCTATGGTTAAAAAGCCATTAACACAAAATCAATTTAATAGTTTAGTTTCTTTTACTTACAATGTAGGAACTGGAGCATTTTCAACTTCAACATTACTAAAAAAAGTAAATGCTAATCCAAATGATTTAACCATTAGAACCGAGTTTATGCGTTGGAATAAAGCTAATAGAGTTGTAGTAAATGGTTTAACAAGACGTAGAAAAAAAGAAAGCGATTTGTATTTTCTATAAAATAATTTATGTGCCTTGTAAATTTTATTTTAATGATTTATTTTATGGTAACCTATAAATTTACTATTGAATTTACAAAGTGGTTAAATGATATGACCACACCATTAAAAAATGATTATTACATTTTTTTCAAAGATGGTAAGATATATACTATAAATGAATTAATAGAAATTTTTAGAACTGAATATTATGAGAAATAAATTAATCTTATTATTAAGTATTTTAATAGTTGGTTGCGGAACTCGTAAAACTCAACAAACGAAAACCGATGTAACAACTAAAGAGGTAACAACTGATAATTCAGTAATTGAAACTAAAACAGATACTAATACAAAAGTTATCGATTGCACTTTAACTGACGAAATAGAAATAATTCCAATTGATAACACAAAGGAAATAGTTGTAAATGGTAAAACTTATAAAAACGTTCGTTTAAAGAGTAAAAAAACTAAAAACAATGTAACTACTAACAAAGTTGAGAAAGTAGCTAAAAAGCAACAAAACGCTATTAAAATAAAAAGTAAAGCAAGTATAGAAGTAAAACAAAAAGAAACTGAAAGAAATTCAAATTATTGGTGGTTAATTTTATTAATTCCTATTTACTTATTATATCGAAAATATAAACATAAATTTACAAACGTAGGTTAAAGGCATCTCGTAGAACTGCATTAATCTCTTATTTTTAAACACATTACATTAATTTGTAATGTGTTTTTTTATTTATAATCAATATAAATAACATAATTACATTAAAATAATTATTAAAAATGATTGTATATATAAAATATATTATATATTTGTACCATAATAATTAAATAATTAAAAAATGAAATACTTTCTACAAAACAAAAAACCGCAATTAACATTTGCATTTATCATTTTAATTTATATTATAACACAAATAGCACGAGTATGAAATCAAAATTAATTCATTTAGACGAAAAAACAATTGAAACACTAACAATTAAAGCTGCAAAAGAACGAACAACATTTAAAGAGTTAGTTCAAAAATTATTAACTAAAATTGCAAAAGATTATGATAGGAATTTATAAAATAACCAATTTATTAAACAATTAGAAAATGAAACTTACAATTAAAAAAATAACACAGGAACAAGTAGAAATTAATTTACCAGCTTATTACAAAACAAGTATTCACTACTTTAAGATTTATTCAGAAAAAAAATGTATTTGCGTTACTAATATGAATGAGCATTACGAAATAGGTCTTAAACACGTTGAATTAGCATTTAATGCAGATGCAATAGTTTGCAATATAGAAGATTTTGAACAAGCATTTAATGAAGTTTCACTTAAATTAAAAAAGATATATGAAAGCAACAATTAATTTTAGAGGGTTCGATTTTGATGTTCAATATGATTATGAACCAATGGAACAACAGACTTATGAATATCCAGGTTCTCCAGCAACATTTGATTTTTGGGAAGTAGAATTAAACGGAATCGATGCAATGGATTTATTAACAGATTGTTTTGAAGAATTTGAAGAAGAAGCAATTGAACAATTAAAAACCACTTATTAAAATGACAAACGAATTATACACAATAGACAAAACACCATCAACAGATTTGGAAAAGTTTCAAGCTTTAAGAATTGAAGCGTTAGAAAATAGAGTTAAATATTTAGAAGCTGAAATAGACAAAGCAAAAGAAATTCTAACCAGCATTTTAGATGACGCATCAGAAATAGAAGTAAACGATTATAAAGATTTTTCAGCATAACTAAAAAATAAATAAAATGGAATTAAATTTATCAAACATTCAAATTGATTGCAATCAATTAACTACAGAGGAATTTCAAGAAATTAGAAAAGGAATGAGCAATTGGAATCACACTGCAGCAATGCAAATAACACCTTCTGAAAATTTTTATACTAAATTTAAAAGTGATGACCAATTTTATGTTCGTTGTTTTGACGAATCGAAAACAGTTGTAACTTATGACGAATTTTTAAAAATTAAAAAGTTATGCGCGAAGTCGATAAAATAACTACATCTGTAATGAGTACTCAAATAGCCTTGAATCAACTCGAGGCTATTAAACACACTGGATATTATAACAAAGAATTAAAGCAAAAGTTAAATTTAGTATTACCTTTGTTAATTAAAGCTGAAGAAAAGCATTACGATAAGTTTTTTGAAAGTTTAAGCGATAGCACCGACCAAGTTTACCAAGTGTTTGAAAACTTTATAAAACGTGTATCAAAAATTCCTATTTACGATATGGAAAATATATGTTATATGATTGACGCTTACGATAAAGACGCTAAAAGTATGAATGGAATAACTAATAAAATCCTAAAAAATGCTAAAGACTAAAATAATTCATTATTGGCAAAAGAATCCAGATGCAAAATATAGCGAAATAGCTGATTATTTTAACACTAAAATTGACTTTGTTATAGATACGATTGAAGAGTACAAAAAAGAACCTTATATCATTAGAGAAAGCATTATGAATTATGAGTAAACAAAGAATCAGATTAAAACCGCACGAAGCTATTGCTTTGGGTTTTGAATTAAGAAAAGACTATAAAAGCGAAGGTAATCCTAAATTTTATTTGTCCGAAAGTCAAATAGATGAACTGGATAAAATCAGAGAATTTAATCAAAAGGAATTTACCGAAGTCAAAAGAACTCTTAATAAAAATGGTGAAGTTATTTCTAAGATTGAAAAACTCAATCAAAAGGAGTTAATCGATATTCCAACAAATCACGAAATTATAAGAGTATCAACAAACGTTTCAAGCGGTCAGCAATGGATAATTACAAAGCCGATTAGTGAAGTTGATGTTGAGAATGAAATTGACTTCTTAAACATCTTTAAAGACGTTATTAAACCGATTGAAGTAAAAGCTAAAAAGCTAAAAAGTAAGGCCTTATTTGACAGAGCGGTTTTGACTGATGTTCATATAGGTATGAAAGTAACAGATGGTTATTCTTTGTATGATGGTTTATGGAATGAAACCGAACTATTTAAAAGACTTGATATTTTTGTAAATGAAATAGTAAACAACCAAAAATCAAATGTGTTACTACTTCACGAATTGGGAGATTTTATGGATGGATATAATGCTATGACTACAAGAGGCGGTCACGAATTACCACAAAATATGGATAATCAAAAAGCATTTGATGTAGGTTTAACTTTTAAAATTACTATGGTTGACTTTCTGGTGCAACATTATGATAAAATACACATTGTAAACATTTGTAATGACAATCACGCTGGAAGTTTTGGCTATATTGTTAATTCTGCTTTTAAGACTTACATCGAGTTGAAATATCCTGATAATGTAGTAGTAGTTAATCAACGTAAATTTATTGACCATTACTTTTTTAAAAACCGATGCTTTATTTTAACTCACGGAAAAGACGACAAAAGTTTAAAATTTGGATTTAAACCTAAACTTGACCCGGTACAAATTGAAAAAGTAAAAAACTACATTGATGAATATAAATTGCACGATTACGAAATAGAATTTGGCAAAGGTGATAGTCATCAGTTGCTTTTTGATTACACAAGCTCAACCGCATTTGAATATCAAAATTTCGGTGCATTTAGTCCACCATCTGACTGGGTAAAGACCAACTTTAAGAACACCAAAAGCAGTTTTACAACAATGAACTACTACGATAAACAAAAAACTATTAACCATTATATTTTTTAACTATGAAAATAACAATAACATCACACGGACAAACACATACAACAGAAGTTGAGCACGACAATTTAACAACACAAGAAATAGCTGAAATAATTACAAATTTACTAACCTGTGCTGGTTATGGTAAAGAAGGAATTATTAACGCATTTAAAGAAATAGAATATATATGATACCATTACACTATTCAAATGAAAATAATTACGATGTTATAGACTTCGTAAAAGACAATAACCTTAATTTTAACGAAGGAAACGTAGTCAAGTATGTTACACGTTGCAGAAAGAAAGGAACGCATTTAAAAGACCTTGAAAAAGCGTTAGATTATATTCAAAGAGAAATTGATTATGTTAGAAAACAAGAACTTAAAAAAATTGAAAGATGACAAATCTACAACGAATAAAAAGAATACTTCAATTTAACTACAAAAGAGGCGTTAACAAAGAATCTGTAAACGAGGTTTATCGTAAAATAATTACTAAATGTAAAAGTTGCGGTTTACAAAATGGAGTTCACAAAATTAGTTGTTATTACCAAAAAACGTAATAAATAATAATTTATAATAATTCTTAATAAAATTATATTTATATTTGCATAAATAAAAAGTTCGGTCAGGAACTTTGACAAAATTAATAACGCCTCTTTTAATGCTTAATTCTGACCGATTAAGTTTTTTAAAAGAGGTTTATTTTTTAAAATTATGAGTAAAGATTTATTTCAATTAATGCGTCAACAGGAAATAGAAACGCAAAATTTCTTACCTAACAAAAAAGAAATTCAATTAAGTAGTAAAAAATTTATTACTGATTTATTAGAAGCTGGAGAAGTTAATAAATACGAATTATTAGCACAAGCCAAAAGAATGGTCGAAGCTTTAGATGTTATTAATTCAGAATTAATGAAAGTAATACCACAAGAAAACTTTGAAGAGTTTGGATTGAAAGGAACATTTAGAAGCGGTGGTGATACAATAAACTATTCAGATGATGCGATTTACACGCAATTAAAAGCTGACTTAGATG